TTACACCAGAACAGGACAAAGTAGTTGGCAAGTGCAAGAGGATGCTCAAGTGGGCGTTCCCGGACCTTAACGGCAAGTGCATATTTCGCATGGATAGATCAGTACCGGGCGCCCGCAGCGTCAAGTTCGATGTCTACGACTTCGACATAAAGGTACGGACCGATCCCGACAAAGAGGTGGCGGAAGTAGATTTAAGATAAGGAGTAACGTAGCACTCTAAAAAACTGAATACTTAGGGAAAGAACAATTAGACCCCCTGTTGGTCCCGGTTACACGGGATTGGCAGGGGTTTTTTTATGTAATCGACTATGACATTTATTGCAAACAGGAACGACGTCAAAATGATGCTCAGGTTCATAACCTCTAAAATGATGATAAAGCGATGCGGCATTATGGCAATAAGCGCATTTATTTGTATTTGCTTTAGAGAGTTTTCCACGATGAATAAGACTATTTATAGCATTTTTAGCAGAAAACCTATCGGGCCTTCTGCCACCATGAACAAGGAGACCCCTTTTTCGTTGTTTCTGTCTATAATAGATTTTTGTATAAATAGCGAGGCATTGTTTACATTTTCCAAAGTGGCCATCTTTCACTCTTCTATCTTCGTAAAATTCCGAAATTGGTTTGGTTTGCTTGCAAGTATTGCATCTTTTCTTTATGATTTGCTCAGCCATAATCAACTCCTTTGTAGTTGGTTGCGGTTAGAGCCAGTTACCGACTACACATCGGTTTCTGGCTCACTTTATTATAACCCTTCTATCCAGAATAATCAAACTATTATTACAAAATTTAGTGCGACCACTCCGTTGCGTAGTGGGCGACCTTTTTTATTTGAAGTGAATCAATGGCAAGTGAAACAGCACAACCAGTAGGTGTGAATATGGCAGAAAAACCTTTTGCGCAATTAAAGGGCGATGAGCGGCGATGGGCAATCGAATCGGCGGCAAGCACTCTCAAGGCGTTCGCCAAATTGAATCGACCCGCCAATAAAGAACTCAAAAAGGCTGCACGCGAGGAACTCAAACGTGAAATCGCGGACGGCCAGAAAACCCTCAAGACAACTTAGCCCACCGGCGGGCGGCAAGCCGGGTTCTGTTAGCCTGACGGTTCAGGCGTTCTGTCATCCGGGCGACAGCAAGGTTCCGGACCTTATCGCGGGGATTCGCGGGTTCTGGCGTTCCTGGCCGGTTTCAACAGGAAAAGGAGTTTAATGTTATGGATACTTTGGAAACACAACAGAGTAGCACGGAGCAGCAGGTCGAATCGGTAGAGCAGGTTGTAACCGAGACCCCGGTCACTGAGACCCCGGTCAAGGCTGACGATCTGAGCGATGAGGCCAAGCTTGCAGCAGAGGCCCTTGCGGCTACCGATACGGGGCCGGCCGGGGACACGCCGGAAATTGCCGGAATGAAAAAGGAAAGCGAACGCCTTTTGGGCGAGATCACGGCAAGAAGGCAGTTGAACCGCGAACTCGATAAGAAGCTGGCTGAGAAGCTGGCTGCCGAAGAAGCGGCAAAACCGCCGGAAAAGTCACCAGAAGATAAGTGGATTGAAGAAAATCCCGAGTTGGTAGATGAGCCTTTTCCCGCGAAAATAACAATTGCTCAGCGCAAGTTCGAAAAAGAGCAGTCTGCAAAGGAAGCTAAGAAGCAAGAGGCGAGTTCAACATCGTCACGAATCAATGATGCTTATCGCAAAGCACGTGGTAAGTACAGCGATTTCGACGAGATACTCACGACCTCACAGGACCTTCTGACCGAAGGCGACCAGGTTGACATCAGGGCCGCAATGAAACGCGGCGAAGATGGCGCCGAGGCTCTTTACAAACGCTGCATCTACAAGACCCTTCTCGCCGGCGGCGACCGTGCCAAAGAACTGCGTGCCAAGCTGCAAAAGAAAGTTGTTACCAAAGCATCCGTCCCAACACAAACGAATCAAAAACCGGGCGGATCTGAAACACAAACTACTAACGTGCCGGTCAATCCGCCGGCCAGCGCCGAAGAGGCGATAAACAATCCCGTACTGGCTCATATATACGGAGCTATGGGATACGAAGAAGGATAAAAGGTCCGCCCACAAGCCCGTAATCGGGCTTATAAGAAAGGACCTTTACGATGGCAGATACATCATACGCATTCACGGATCCCCGTGCGCAGACGGTGTGGGCTAAGAAGCTGTTCGATTATGCTATGCCCAACATCATGCTCAGCGCATTGATGGGCCAAACCAGTAACGATTTTTTTCACGTCGATAAAAATCTGACAAAGAAAGCCGGCGGCGAAGTCGTATTCAAAGCCAGGCAGAGACTGACGGGTGCCGGTGTGGGCGACGATGGCGATACGACAAACAACGCCCAGCAGATCAAGAGACGCAATATGAGCGTCCAGGTCCACGAACGGGCCACAAGAACGCAGTCGGCGGGCAAGTTTTCCGAGCAGATGACCGATTCGAAGTTCCGCGAGGACTCGAAGCTCGAGCTCGGCGACTGGATTACCGAAGCTATTGAGGACGATCTGGCTACGTGTGCCGCCGGCCTCTACAACGAGAACTCGTCCTCGGCAGCAATTCAGACAATCAACGAGTCTTATCCGACCTCGGCCCGCATCCATTACGGCGGTCAGACCGCAGAAGGGGTGCTTGGCAATTCAGGAGCCAGCTACGGATCGGACAACCTTCTTACGTTAGAGACCCTGGCAGCAACCAATCTCTGTGGAACATTAGTTCTTGAGATGATTAAGCGGAAGGCCATTAACTCCAGTCCGCGATTTGCGGGTGGTCGCGTCAAAGACCTTTCGAAAGCTACGCCCGGCGATATTCGCAACGGTAAAGGTCTACCGCAGGCCGGCCGGTTCTTTTTAGTCTTCCTTCATTCCCTCCAGATCAAGGCCATTAAGGCCGAGACCGGAACGACAGGTTGGAAGACGGCCACTGCGGAGGCCCAGGTCAGGGGCAATCTCAATCCGCTGTTCAGCGGTGCCGCCTTTATGTGGGACGGGATGATCATCTGGTCCTACGACCGGGTGCCCACACGGACCGGTGCCGGCGGAACCGGACTCGCCGAAGGCTTCCTTCTCAACGAGGGCAGGACGGCCACTGAAGACGAATGCGAATCCGGCAGGAGCGTAGCGCGCGGAATGCTGTTCGGAGCCCAGGCCATTTGTTTCGCGTGGGCCCAATTCCCCGGCTGGTATGAGGATATGTACGATGCCAATAAGCCCGTCGTTAAGACCGACATGCTCTACGGAGTGAAGCGTACAAACTTCAACGCGCATGGCACCACAACTCCCGGACAGGATGAGGCAATTTTCTGCTTCGATACCGAGATCGTTGCCGACGGGTAACAAACAGTAAACCGAGTTGCGCTGAGTATGTGACTATGCTCCGCGCAGTATGACGTAAATCGAAAACCGAGTTTTTAAGGAACAGAACAATGAGAAAGTTAATGTTTACATTTATTGCACTCCTGGCAATGACGACTGCTTCCTTCGCCCAGAGGGGAGGACTGACGTATCACGAAGTCCAGATCGTTGATGAGCTGGGAAGGAAGGTGACGACAATTTCAAGCGTTACCATCAGGGATCCGGGAACTACAGACGAGTCCACGATCTATAAGGACGCCGCAAGAACTCTGGCGATAGATCAGGAAATTACGACTACCTCTACGAATACCACGCTTTCGAATGGATCTTTGTACTGGTATGGCCCGGACGGCTGGGACTATACGATCACCGACGGTACGAATATTCACTCCAATTACGGCCACGTGGCTTTGAACTCCTCGAACAGCATGCTAACTTTTCCCTCTTATTTGCAATCGCTTTCGACGCTGACTTACACGGACGCTCAGTCGGCGACCTTCGGGACCGACAGCGACTTCGTACTCAACGGCGGAGGTACGGCGGACACGCTCAATTTGACCTCCGCAAACAAGCTTGAGGCGGCTTACTTCAATATCGGTGCCGATACTTACGGTATCGATCTCAAGGTGTTCGGTACTACATCGGGCGATTATTGGGAATGGGACGCCAGCGCCGATCTGTTTACTATCGTCGGCGATGCGGTCGCATGGACGCTTACCGAGGCCGCTTCAACTGCTGTCAATATCGACATTACGGGCGCTGCCGGCGGGTTCGATCTCGACACTACGAATGGTGCCGTGGCCATGACGGCAGGCGGATCTTCCAACGGCGATATCACCCTGACGGCCGGAGACGATTTCGGGGTAGTCGTTACCGGCGATATCGACATAGATTCTTCGGCGGGCGACGTCACGATTTCGGCTAATGCTGCTCAAAAGAATGTTACCATTGATTCCGTGTTGGGCAGTGTCTTAATCACGGCCACAGAGAACCTTGCCGATGCGGTCCTCATTACATCGAACGGCGGCACTGCGGGTACGATTAAGATCCACGCCGATACCGGCAACCCAGCGACGGCCGGGGCGGCTTCGGTTCAAGTGACATCGGATATAGGAGCTATTCAGCTTTTAGCAAGCGCCAATGTCGCGGCTACAGAGAAGGCTTCAGCCATCCAGTTTACGGCCGTTGCAGGGGCTATCGAGCTGTACTCCGGCCTTAACGCCACCAATGCTATCAAGCTGACTGCAGACAGCGATACGGCTGCCGATATTGTCATTTTCAACGATACCGGCAGTTCAGCTGATTCGATTTACCTTCTGACTGACGCCGGTGGTATCACAGCAACAGCTACGGCGGGCGCGATTACTATGTCTGGTATCGGGGGCCATTCAATTACTTCTACCGCCGTTGCAGACACAGCTTACGGTCTGGAAGTTGCCAGTACAATAGCCGGTGCCACAAGGTCTGAAGGGGCGGCTATCTATGCCCACACAACTGTTACAGGCAATCTTGATGGAGCAACTTATGTCACAGGAACATGGATGGATATTGGTGCTGCTACGCCGACGGCAAATGTTCTTGCGGCTGCTGATTTTGGTATTTATGAATCTGGTGGAACCTTAACTTCGGTTGGAAATACGGCTTGCATTAACATGGGTTTGTATCTTGATGCAACAAATGGCCCGACTAATCTTTCCATGTTCAGGTTCGGTGCGAACTCTAATCCGGCAACAGGCACCTTGCCCGATTATTTATTCTATGCCGATAATAAAGCCGCTGTAGCTTATTCTTACGATACAGGGACAAGTGACACCAAGCAGGGAGCTATCAAGGTTTATATTAAAGGCGGCGATGTTGGCGTAAATACTATGTATTTACGTCTCTATGACGGGCCTGGATAGGAAATATATTATGGAAGTTGAATGTCAGAATTGCGACCACTTCGAGCGGATGATGCACGGTGGTAACTGGACGGGCTTCGGCGAATGCACTTGGCATAGCAGTGTGCAATTGAAAACAGAGGATGATAGAGTGACTATTTCTCGAACTCCTATAGTGTTCAAGGATTGTACCTGTAGTGAAGGTGTTCAAACTGAATGACAACCGGGGGCGCTCGTTGCGCCCCCATTTTAACTTTTTTACAGGAGTAAGAAAATGAACGGGAAAACCATTGTGATTGCGATGCTGCTCGTAGCAGCGACCGTGTTCGCCGGATGTCAGGTGACAATGACGCCGACGGACCCGCAGGCGGCGGCGAAGGCCGAGGCGAAGAAGGCCGAATCCGATACCGTCGAACGCATCAGGACGATGAAGATCGTCCAGGAAGAAACACTTTTGATTCGTGACATTATGCTGTTGAAGGCGGAAATTGCGAAGATACAGGCGGCTAATACTCCGCCGGCCCAGCCTAAAAGGCAACCAGTAGCGATACCGGAACTCGGAGTCGAAGGTGAGTATGTCCCTATGGATGAGCTGCCTGCCAATATGAAATGAAAATAAGGGAAGCCATTGTATGTACATAATGGTTTTCCTCCTTTTGACCGTCGCGGGGCGGAGGTAACAGCCC